ATGTCAATAGTTTTGTAATGAATATTCGGTAATTTTAAGGTTTGTTTGCAAAAAGAAGTTGACAAAATGCCACCAGTTCTGTTATATTAGATTCAACAGAAAAGGAGGCAGCCGTGTTGTATTTCCGCTTAAAAGAATTGATGAGATTAAAAAATGTAACATACCGACAGATTAGCGCCGATACTGGTATCGCCGTGAGTACCCTACAAAAAGTGGCTGTCCATAATAATGTTGAAACAGATATTATTGACAGAATTATGGATTACCTACAATGCACCACTTTGGATTTTGTCGTCAGGACAGGAGACCCCTGTGAGCGATGCGGCGCCCCGCTCACGGTTGACGATATAGGGCGAGACGGCAGTAGATTGTGCCTCAACTGCGAGGGGGCTGATTTTATGGCCGAGTTTGAGATTGACGCCGACAATCCGCTACTGGCAACCGTCAGCGCCAGGCTGAAGAAAGATAAATAAAAAAGCCCGCCAGTCGGCGGGTTTTTTGTTGCAAAATCTCTTGACACATTGTACAATCTTGCCACGGAGGCATTATGCAAAAACTCACCGTCAACGATGGACTGCGCTTTGGTTGCGGCTTTTTTACCGCCGGCTTCCTGTTTTTCCTGTTTGTGTTCCCGGTCTCAATAGGTATAATTTTTGCCCTGGGGCAATTATGACCCCCACCATCCTGCTGGCCTACGTCCGCAAATCCCGCTGGGACGAAGAAAACCCCACCGCCGGGCCGGAACGGCAGCGAGCCACCATTCGGCAATGGGCCGGAGACCGGTATCTGCTGGAATGGTATCAGGACTTAGATATTTCCGGACGGTACGAAGCCACCCGCCCCGGGTGGCAATCGCTCCTGCGCCGACTGGATCATCCAGATGTGGCCGGCGTCATCATCGAATCGGTTGACCGCGCCCACCGTAACGTGCGTGAATTTCTCGCATTTTATGATGACGTGCTCCACCCGCGGGGCAAAACGCTCGTCAGCGCCACCCAAAACATCGACCTGTCCACCGTTGACGGGCGGGCAATGGCCTCCATTCTGATGTCATTCGCAGAGATGGAGAGTCGCCAGGCGGGTGAGCGCATCAGCCGCACCATACTGCACATCAAACACAACCAGGGGCGACACGTAGGCACCGCCCCATTCGCCGCCGACCGGCATCCCGACACCAAACACCTCGTCCCCTCCACCATCACCTACCTGCTTGACCCCCGCACCGGCGACGCCTACCCCAACACCGACGAACACCGCAGCCCCGCCCTGGAAACCCGCTACTACCACGATGCCCTGCGCACCCTGTATGACCTTTACGCCACCGGGCAACACAGCTACACCACCAGCGCCCAACAACTCAACGAGGCCGGGTGGCGCTACTGGGGCAGCAATCACCGCGCCCCCCGGAAATTTACCCGGCAGACAACCCGCTCGGTACTGAATCGCTGGCAAGTGTACGCCGGTGAACTATCCGGCGTTGACCAGGCTGGGTACGATCCCCTTTTGCCGGTAGAGTTATGCCAGCAGGTGGGGGCCACGCTCAAGAAACGGCATCGGGGGTTCGGAGCCAGGCATAACAATCGCAGCGACCACCTGTATTTGCTATCCGGGCGACTGGTCTGCGCCGCCTGCGGTCAGCCGATGTGCGGCCAGCGGCAACCAGACACAAACGCCGTGTGGTACTATCGGCATATGTACCAAAAATCCGGCTGCGTCCAAATGATGATCCCCGCCCTCCCCCTGGAGCAGGCCGTGTTGAGCAAACTGACCGACCTGTTTGGGCAAGGGCAGCACCTGCAACAGATCGGCCAAAAAATAAAAATCGCCCTGGAACTGGCTCAGGGCGACAGTACACCAACGGCCCGCCTGCAACAGCGGCAGGCCGCCTACGACCGCCTGGTGGATTTATACACCGACGGCCTGATTACGAAATCAGAGTTTATCCCGCGCCGGGAGAAACTGCAATCAGAGATTGACCGGCTCCGGCAGGACGCCGGTCAGCCGGCCTTTGGGCCGGACATCGAGCAAGAAATCGACCGGATACTGGAGTACATCGAACAGCTACCACAAGCCGAGCCGGAACAGTTGCGAGACATCATCCAGGGCGTTTACAACCGCATCGAAACCGCCGATCAGCAGATCGTCGCCCTGTATCCGCGCCCGGAAATGGCACCACTGCTGGAGCTACTTCCAGTCCTCGCTACTGTGTAGACTGTGGGATAGAGTAGAGACAACCACACATTCTACACACCGATAACCGCCCCCTCCAGTGCCGACATCCGTGCCTCAACAGTCGACAACCGTGCCTCGACCGTCTTCACCCCGGTCAACTGCCGCTGAAACGTCAGGTGCAGGCCAGTGTGATCCTCCAGCATCCCGCAGCCCGACACCCAATCGCTGGCGATGTCCGGCTCGCCGACGTAAACCGTCACGCCTCCCGGCTGCCCTTCTTTGACAGCACTGCCCTGCACCTGGTCAATCTGACCACTGCCCTGGGTTGGCACCACCAGCGCCTTGTACGGCGGCCACGGCCCGGCCCATTGAACATACGGCACGGAGTGCGGGCCGGTCGAGTACCCAAACACTACTGGCACATTCGGCAGTGGATGCCCGTTTTCATCCAGTACCAGCGCGATAATGCGTAGCTCTTCAAAACTCTTTGGCGCAGTTTTCCGGATATTGACCAGTCGAAACACGCCTTTATCCGTGGGGGTGGCTTTATGGAGCCGAGCCATCCACGGCAAAAACTCATCAGGCAATTGGTATAATTCATTCATTGAAAATCTCCTTATGACAGCCCCAACAATCCCCGCAATTCCGGCTCGATGCTGGCCCGCAACGCCTCTAGTTCGGCCTCGGTGGTGGCGACTTTGAGACGCGCCCGGAACGATTGCCGCCACGCAATGTAGGCAGTGTTAAGCATTCGCCAGTTTGTAGCATTGGTCAGCCACGTTTCCATTAACTCTGACGGTGTTTTGTCCGGATCGCCGGCAGCTTCATAGTAGGCCAAAGCGTATTCGTTGTTATCCGCCGGGGCTGGTCTACTAGCCGCTACCCATTGCTTGACAAGTATCTCTTTGGCTTGCCACTCTTGGATTATCAAGGCGTTAATCGGTTCGCCAGTTTTTTCTGAGGCCATCTGGTAAAAGGTGTCCTCGGCTTGAGTACGGAGTGATTGACGAATTGGCTCAAGAATTAGGTCAACACTGTCAGCCGCCCACGCCTGCAACTCCTCGACGGTCGGCTCCGGGTGTGGTAGATTCCAAGCATCAATGTATGGGCCTGCGCCAATGTCGGCAACCTCAAAACCATCAGAGTATCCGTATTTTATTTCAATTATTTCTGCTAACGTTGCCATTATCCACCTAAAAATGTTCCTCTAAAATATGATGTACCATTTGCGATTGTTTCTGTTGTTCCCACGCCGGATTTGTGTCTATAATGAGCAGTAATATCTTCGCTTGTAGAGCATTTTATTACACCCATTGCAGTAATGGACATTGACGTTGCTGCCGATGGTATTGCTGCAACAAAAACAACCGATACGCCGTCCACATGTATACGTGCTTCGTGCAATGTGTCTGCCGTATTTACCGCGGGATATGTCATCAATTCAAACAAGTAGTATCCGTCTGCCGGTATTGTATACGTGTATGTACTCGTATTGTATCCTGTATCATTATAGCCTGTTACGAGTGTGTCAAATTCCAATTGCGTAGTGGTATTATGTGCAATACCAGACTGATCAGCGTCCATTTTTGCCAGAAATCCATAGCCACCAGCCGCCACCTCCCAAGCTGCCCCGCCAGCTCCGTCAGCCGTCAGCACGTAGCCGTCAGTGGCAGTTTCGCTGTCTATTTGCGCCGCCGGGATAGCGTCAATCGCCGCGTTCAACTCGTCAAAATGATTGTTGAGTTCCGCCGCCGACAGCGTGTCGGTGGTTTCCCAATCGGTAAAATGTGTCCCCAAAACTCACCTCCTTTCTAGCTGACCGGTATCCCCTGGATGACCGCCAGCACGTGCGCCTGAAATTGTATTTCGCCGCGGCCACTTGTGCACTCCACCGTGACCGTGTGTTCCTGTTGCAGCGTCGCCGCCGCCAAAATGTTGCTGGTGATGTCCAGTGTGTAATCGCTCGCCAGGCTCACCCCGCTGGCAACCGTACTCCCGTTGACCTTGACGCTGACCGTTCCGGGCGACACGCTATCTTGATACAGCCCGTAGGTGGTGCTAATGTCCGGTGTAAAAGTATGCGTGTGGGCGATAGTGTGCGTGTGCTCAATATTGTGAGTATGGCTGCTCTCGGTATCCTGGGTGTCATCATATATATTGCCACCGCTGCCCACGATTGCTATCTCGTTAGCAGAATCATTGTAAACAATTGGCGGATAGCCGGTATTAAGCGTTTTGTGAATCACCAACGTGTGTTTGTGTGACGAACCGCTGCCACTTGATTCTGACGTACTGGCCCCGGCGGATGTGCTGTTGCTGGGGCCGCTCGACTGGCTATTCCCTGCCACTGCCGAGATACTGCTCTTGAGCGGCTCGCCCGCCAGCCGGATTTTGACGTACCACACATCCAGCGTTTCCGGCCCGAGCTCAAAACTGAACGTGGCCCCCACCGCCGGACTGGCCGCCACCCGTTTGGTGTACGGCCCCACCGTGTAGCGGCTGATAGTGGGCTGCACGTGGACTTGCGCATTCTCGAACGCCTTGATGGTGTTCGCCAGCAAATCTTCCACCGTCTGCTCGGCTACCGCATTTTCGTTGATGGTCAGCCGGGTGCGCACCCCGTCGCCAAACTCCTCATCAATTGCCAGCACGTAAAACTGCTTCCCCTGCCCGCGCTGGCTGGCACTGTCGATGTCCAGCCACATCCGCAGCCCGTCCCGGTCTCGCACCCAGCCCCGGTACAACACCGATATTTTGTCGCCCACCTCTACCAGCCCCGGCTCCAGGCCGGTCACGCTCATCTCGTAGATTGTCTGCGGCTCTTTCAGGTTGAGCAGGCTCGCTAAAGTGGCCTCGTACAAAATATTGGCCGCATATTCCCGCGCGCCCGGCGAGTTTGAAATAGGCCGCAAATCTTTCCGCAGAAATCGCCGTTCCGTCAGACCGTGGCTGGCCTGGCTGGCGGCATCTTCAATGTAATAATAGTCGTCTCCGCTGGGCAGAGTGTCGCTCTCCACGTCGTAGCCCGGTTGGGTGGCCGTGGTCTCGCTCAGGTCGATGGTTGCTACCCCCACCGCCCCGCCAAACGGAATCAGTCGATTGACCACCTCGCTGCTTTTGTACCCCACCCGCAAATCGGAAATCAGGCAGGCGTTCCGGTTGCGATAAATGCCGCCCGGCGATGCCTCATCCAGGCCACCCACCGCCAGCACGCCGCTGTCCTCGCCAAACGCCCCGAAATCCAGCGTTTTAGCCGCGCTCCCCTCCCGGAAATGGTAGCCAAATGTTTCGGCCAGCAGGGCCACGCTATCAAAAATAGTCTCGTACCAAAAGTCCATCGGTGCGGCCTTGCTGATGGTGTCCACACTGCCCAGGTTCCAGCCGGAGCGCAGCGGCACAATCTCGCTCAACACATCGTTGACATCATCCGTCGCGCCATCAAAACTGCGTTGCAGCACCGTCTGCCGGGTCAAATCCCGCAGCCGGCCACTGGCCTGCACCGTCACCCCCTCCGGGCTGACCTGATGATCCAGGTAGCTGCACTGCCCCAGGGCAACCGTCTGCCCCCGATGCAGCCAGTACACCGCCATATCCGCGCCGACAATGTTTTCCAGCGCCGGGTCGGACACACTCATATCAAATTCCCACGCCCCAATTTTATCCAGTGTCCGCCGCCTGGTCAGGCGGGTCACACTGGTGATCGGCACGCTGTCTATTTTGTTGCCGGTTGTCGGGTCCAATAAATCAAACCGAAACGCTCCAATTCCCTGCAAAATCGCCTCCTATGCGTAGCTGTTGGCAAAATAATATCGAAATGTGCAGCTGGGTGATGTGCCGGTCACGCGCAGGCTGTTGACCCCCGGTTCCAGCACCATCGGCAGCAGCTGCCCGCCGTCCGTACCCACGGTGATGTTGTCCCACCCGCCGGCAGCGCCGTTCACTTTGCTGTCAAATCGGTCCGTGTACAGTACAAATCTGTCCCCCGCCCCCAGCGATCCGGCCCACTGGAACCAGTAGTCGTTGGTCAGATTTTCCACTTTCGGGTTGACGATAACACCGTCGAACTCAATCAGGCCCACCGTCACCCGCGCTGTGCCGCTGTTGGTCACACTAAATGTGGTCGGGCTGGCACTGACGGCTTGTTCGACCACGTTGACTGACCCGGCGCTGTACCCGGCTGCGGCAATCTCGGCCAAAGTCATCGGCAAATAACCGGCGTACATCAGATCGCCGTCTTTCTCCCACACCGGCCAGGCCCGCCGCCACACCACCTGTACCGGCACCCAGCCCTCGTTGACATTGAAATATTCCCAGCGCGCCCGTACCTCCTCGCATTTGGCCCAGGTGTTCCGCTTCGAGCCGTCCGGCAGCGTCACCTGCAACAGCCGCAGGCCCAACTGCCAGTCGCTCTGGTTCAGCATCATCGCCCCCACGAAATTATCAACGGCCGTTTGCAAATCAGTGCCGCTGTCCGCTTCAATAATAAAACTTTTGGTGATGATGTCCTCTGCCAGCGGGTCCGGCCCCAGGCCGTTGTTGTCCCACCCGCCGCCCAGCCCGGCCAACGTGGCCGTGTTGCCACGCCGGGCCGCGCCGTGGCTCTCTTCCATTTCCAGTTGCGCCGGCAAATCATATTCGCCAAATCTGGTGATGTACATTACGCCTCCTTAAAATCCCCGCAGGGCATCGACCACGCTGCGCCCCACACTGTACCCGGTCTGTAAACTACTACCGGACCCGCCCACGTTGACGGTCACGCTGTTGTTTGTCGACGAGCCGCCGCCCAGGTTGAGCGTATCGCCCAGCCGATTGGTTTGCCAGTAGCTGTCCAGTTGCGCCCGCATCCGGCGAGCCTCCTCAATTTGCCGTTGGTAGCTGGCGCGCCGTTCCTGTTCAACGGCCTGTAAATGGGTCTGGGTGGCGGCCAATTCCTGCTGGTAGCTCTGCTGTAACAGGGCCAGCCGGTTCTGGTAATTTTGCCGCTCCCGTTCCAGTGCCTGCTGTGCCCGTTGAATCTTTGCCTGCTCCTGCTGGTCAATCCGGGCCAGTTCTTCGGCCTGTTCGGCCTGTAACTCGGCTCGTTTTCTCGATGCCTCTGCCTGGCGCATCTCCCGTTCCATTTCGTAATGGTTGCGCAGGCTTTCCCGTTCTTCGGCCAGCCGGGTCAGCTTCAAGGCGGCGTCCTCGTCCAAAATCTGCCGCTCTTGTTCAATCCGGCTGTCCAGCGCCGACAGTTCGTCCTGTTCCTGCTGGTCAAGCTGGGCCAGTTGTTCCTGCCGGTTGAACTCCATAATCTGCCGGCGGAACGGGTCAGCGTCGGCGTACTCATCCTCAAAATTACTGTTCACCCGCGCCCGTTTGTCGGCGTAGGTTTGCTCAATTTTATACCGGCTCTCGTTCGATTGTCGGGTCAGTGTTTCCAGGTCGCGGGCCAAATCCCGTTCCACGTCGGCCTGCTCCCGCGCCAGATCGGCCAGGTCATCATTGTAATCTGCCCGTGCCCGGCGATTGTCCGTCGCCAGATCGGCCTCAATCCCGCCAATGTCCCGCGCCAGTTCTGCCGCGCTTTCGGCCCGGCTCCGGGCTGCGTCTGCTGCCGCCTGCGCCACCGTCCGTTGCAAATCCTGATTGAGTTGCGCTATTTTCTGAGTGTGTTGCAGTTCCGCCGCCTCGATGCGGTCAGTATATTGGCTATGCGCCCGCTGCCGGTCACTGTAAGCCTTGCTGTATGCCTGCGCCACCTCTGCTGCGACGCTCACGCCCACTTTGGCGTGTTCTGCCTCTTTTTCGGTCACAGTTTCCAGCGTGTCGCCGGCCTGACTGATAGCCTCTCGCTGCTCCTCCCAGCCCTTGATGATGTCGTTGTAGGCGGTTTTGTACACGTCCCAAAAATTCAGTACCACCTGCTCCGGGCCGCGCTGGTCAGCCACCGAGCCGATGACGGTTTTTAGGGCCTCTATGGGCCCACCACCACTGGCAAGCACCTGCATCCCCTCCCCCAACGCTCCCAATTCAATTTTGATAGCTTCAGTTGTGGCCTTAAAAACCTCCACCAGTGTCCCTGCCCCGGCGGCAATCCCCGCCAGTGCTTTGGTGATGATACTGGCACCGGATTCGGTCTCTTCGGTCATCGCCCCCATCGCCTCAATCCAGCCCTCCCGCAGAGGAATAAGCTGCTCACCCAACAGGGCTGCGGTGTTTTCCCATTTGGCGTTGAGTTCGGCCTGTTTGCCCGCTGCGGTTTCGGCAAACTGGGCAGCCCGGCCTTGAAGTTGATTAGTCTGGTCAAGCAGCAGGGCGTAGCGGTACTGCGCCTTTTCGCTGTCGGTCAGCTCTTTCCACAACGCGCCCTGGGCTTCGGCGTAGGCCCGCACATTGGTTTCGCCCAGACTTAAGCCCAGGTATTCAGCGCTCTCGGCCTCACCCCGCAGGGCTGCCGTCACCCGTTCAATGCCGCCCTCTAGGTCAACCTTACCTGCGCTCAAATCTGCCGTGCGCCTCAGAACCGTCTGCATTTGATCCTCAGTCAGTCCCAGTCGTTTTGTCATATCGACCAACCGGGCCGTGGCGTTGTTTAGTTCCTGCTCGCTGTAAATTCGCAGTTCATCATTCAGTCCGGCCACGGTTTCCCGCCAGCTTTCGGCGCTGCCCACCGCCGAGCCAAATTCACGATTGGCCGCCGCCGCACTGCTGGCCAGAGACATTTCAGCGACCTGGGCCTCCAGCGCCCGGTCGGTCAATTGCTTGACAGCCACTGCCGCCGCGCCAATGCTTCCGGCCACCACCGTCCCCAGACTGGCCGCGCCCCGCAGAGCCGTACCAAATCGCTCCATCCCGCCCTCGGCGTCGCCCAGTTTGCGATTGTAATCCTGAAACGTACGGCTAAATTGATCCTCCGCCACAATTTTGCTGACCAAATCTGTAATTGCCATTTAATACAATCCTCCCAGCAGCAGCCCGGCGACCAGCCCGGCCAAAAACCAGACTACCTGCTCAATTTTTTCCCATTGTCGCTGCCACCACGATTTTTTAACGACCGGTTTCCAATTGATGCTTTGCCCGTCACTCAGGGCAATCATTACCGGTCTGGGTTTTTCTTCCACCATCGCTGCTCCTTCGAGATTCGTTTTGGCTTGGTCGGTTCTTTGTTTTCCAGTCGGCCCACCGCCTCGGCGTACATCAACCACTGCCCCAGGCTGGCCCGCGCCGGCGATGCCTCAAACGGCCACTGTTTCAGCCCCCGGCACACAGCCACCCGCGTTACAAACCATTCGGAGACTTTTTTTTTGCACTCACCGCCAAATCCCGCACCTGCCAATACACGCGGGTCAAATCAACTACCTCATCAGCGGCCAGGGCCTCAAACCGATCCCGATCGTGCTGGTTCCACGGCTCAAACAATCGTTTGCCGCGCTCGTCCTCCAGCAACAGCGGAATCATATAAACGGCCTCGGCGGCTGCGGCCCGGATGTGCGCCTCTCGTTTTAGCTCGGCGGGGTTGGCGGCCAACTCCCGCAGGCGCGGGTCATCCAGTACCCGGTTCATCATCAGCCGGTAGGCGCTGTCTCCGTCGGCGGCTTCGTCTGGCGTGGGCTGGCGCATAAAATACCCCTGCCCGGCCACCCTGACGGCGAACCGCCCATTCTCAAGAATTAAACTGGTTGTATATTTCTCTTTTTCTTCCATCAGCCTCAATCCAGTGGCGACACGCCCAGGGCGTTCAGCCAATTAGCAAAATTATATTCGTAGGCGCGCTCGCGCGTCACCCGCGCCCGCAATTTCTGACCCAACCGGGCGCTATGTTCCGGGTTGTCCAGTAGATAGTTCAGGCTGTCGGCCCAACTGCTGTGCCACATTAGCACCTGGGCCTCGGCGCTCCAGGCGTGGTATGTGATTTCGCTGGCAATCACCGGCAGGCCACACACGCCGTACTGTAGCATTTTCAAATCGCTTTTGCCTTCGTTGAATGGATGGTCGGCAGTGGGAGCCAGCGCTACATCAAACTGGGCCACTGTGGCCCGATACGCGCCCAGCCGTTCCGGCGGCACAAACGGGGCAGTAATCAGTTGCCCTGATTTTTCCAGTCCCCGGAACAGGTGTGCCAGTTCCGGCATCCCCAGCAGTACCAGTTTGGTGTCGGGTCGCTGCCCGATGACCGCTGTCACGAACGGCGCTACTGTGGCCCAGTCGTCCCAATGGTTGTAAATGCCCCACCAACCCACCCACCGCTCGCCGGCGGGCTTTTTGATCGCCGGTTCCGGCAAATTCTCCCACTCGCTCAGCATCACCTGATTCTCCAGTATCAAATAACTGCTGTCGGGCCGATACTGCACCAGTTGCGCCCCCAGCACTGCCGTACTGACGGTCAACACATCGGCAAACTGGATGTTGCGCTTGAAATGCCACAGCCTCCCTGTAATCCGCCCGGTACCGCGTTGATGCCAGGCCCCGTACACCCCAATGCTGGGCGGCAGCAGTAACAGATTGTCGTCGATATCGACAATCGTCCGCAGGCCGCGCTGTTTGGCGTGCTGTAGCAGCAGGCTGTGTTCCGGGCTATCTGGACGGCTGAACACTACCGCCTCAAATTCTCCCAGATGGTCAATCAGCGCCGGGTTGAGGCCGTCGTCAAAGGTGGCGCTCTCAATCAATCCCGCCTCGGCTAGCAGCCGATACGGGGTGCCTACCCGGTAAAACTCACTCACGCCGTTTTGCTCGGCAATTACCAAAACTCGCATCATTGCTCCGTTGCAATCCCGGCCCGCTACGATTTACTCAGGCCGGGATTGCGTTTAGTAGTTACGCCCGCACGCTGTATAGATCCTCAATGGTACCACTCACGCTAACCACTTGCTCGCCGTCCTCGTCGAACGTCCAGCTCATTTCTGTGGCGGTGTACTGGTAGCAGTACAAAATATCAATCAAGTTGGCGGAAGCCGACTCTCCGTCGTACCGCTTAATGTAGATGTCTGTAGCTGCCGCGTCAGAATCAAGCTGCACTGTGTCGCCACTGGATGGAGCTGCGGACCGGTTCAGCGCCACTGCAATCTCTGCCAAATCTTCATCGGCCCACATCTCCAGGCTCAGTGTGCCACTTTTGGTTTTCTTCAGGGTTTTTTTGGTCGATGATCCTACCCGTCCCGCCTGGGTTGTTTCCATTGTCAGTTGCGGGTTAATGCTCCGCACCTGTCCCAACACCGCGCCGCTGCCGTCCGTCACCAGGGCAAAGTATTGCGGGTTTACATCAAATCCACTGGGAATAGTTGGTCGTGTCATTTTTTATCTCCTTAGCTATTGAGAGGCCGTCCAGCCTCGTATTCTTTAATGAGCGCATCCCGTGCCGGAATGGCCCACTGATACCGTTGGTCGTTTTTCCATTGACTGTACTGCGCGCTATCTGTCGCGCCCAGATGCCTGAAGCGCCGGGTGTGGTCGCCGTGCCAGTAGGCGCAGATCAGTCCGGCCTGCCGCACCTTCCAGCCGTACAGCGCGTCCTCTTCACCGTACACCGGCAACTCCTCGTTGTACCGTCCGCATAGCAACTCAGTGCGCTTGGGGATGAGCGTCACCCCGCCCAGGTTGCTGGGTTGCTTCTGGAACTGCACCCCGCCGCAGATGTGCGTCGGCCAGATAGTCGGCTCCACGCTGTGCCCGGCAATGCCAATTTTGTGGCATCGTTCTACCATCTCCACCAGCAAGCCCAGCCAATCTGGGTTCAGTGGCAGCAGGTCGTCGGCGGTTGTCACCACGTACTCCGTGTCCGCCGGTCGCCGTTGCCAGCCCTGATTGGCCGCCTTCGCAAAGCCCACGTTGACAAAGTTGAACGTCACCTCGGCCAGCCCCTGGCAGGTCAACAGGTATTCAGTCTCTGCGTCGCCCGGCTCGTTGGCTATCACGGTAATGGTGTGCGGGTACTCCGTCCGTAGCAGCGCCGGGATGGTCTGCTCCAGATAGTGCAACCGCTCGCCGTGCGTCACCAGTACAATGTGCGCCGCCCGCTTATCCATAGGCCAACACCACCGGGCAAATTACCCAATGCCGCAATTCTTTCGGGTCGTCCGGGTCTGGTATCTGCCGTTCATCCTGGCCCACGTACAACTGCACCGGCTGGCTGTCGTCGCCGGCGGTCAGCGTTACCCGCCGCGCCCGTAGCTCGTGCAATTTTTGCATAAGCGCAAACAGGTTGACCTCATTGCTGGCGTACACGGCCAGGCTCAGGGCCAGCGCCTTGCGACTGCGGCCCACTGCTCCCGGCACCTCGCCCGCGCTCGCCGATCCGCCATAAAACAGCGCGGCCATCGGCGGCGACAGGTTCAACTGCCGGAAATCCGGGTAGCCTTTCACGCAGGTCACGCTCAGGCCGTCATCCGTTTCGATGTACGCACCCAGTGCGTCTACAATTTCACGCAATGTTGCCATAAAAACTCCTATTCAATTTGATCTGCAAAGAACCAAACCCCAACGGCCAACAGTTGGCCGCTTGCGCCTGCTCCCTTACCACATTCGCTGTAATTTACTGAGCGTCGCCTCCCGCCGGGTTTTTTGCACCCCGTCCCGGAAATAATGTTTGGCTGTAATCCGCACCTGCTTAACCCGCACCCACTGCCATTCCTTACCGATGCGCGTTCTAAACACCAGAAACGGTTTGTTTTTGGCCTGGATCACGCCGCCCTTTTCGTGGATGAGCGCATATTTCTTCACCACGCCTCGCTGTTGCACCTGCACCGTCGCCACCCAGCGTTTGCCTTTTTTGACCGACTCGCCGGCCATCACGCTGCGCCGCAGTCGTCCGGTCATTGCGTACCCCGGAAATACACCACCCGCTATTTTGGGGCGCACATTATCCCGGATGTTATCCCGCATCATCCGCCCCAGTCGCTTCGCCGCCACCTTTGTGCGAATCACATACCGCCCCTGCTCGTCGGCCACAGACTTTCGCACCCGCTGAATGTTATGTTCAATCTTCACGCCGACCTCGCGACCCGCAGCGGTTTCGGTTTCTCCACCGGTACCGCTTTCCAGCCCGGTGTCGCCAACTCCAGGGTGTAGCACTGCTCGCAAGTCGGGCAGGTGTAGCGTATCAATTTAAAACTGGTGCTCACAATCTCAATCCGCTGCCCGCAATGGGGGCAATTGACCGCGCTCCTTCGCCTATCCATCGTCACGCCTCCCGTCGGGTCATCCCGGCTGTCACAAACACCGCCATACCATCCGGGGCGTTTTCCAACTGGCCCAGGGTGTACTGGTCTCCATCCAAACTACCGGCCACCACCATCATTGCTCCGTTTAACTGCGGCTGGTACTGGGCCAGGGCCACCATATTCATCCTGCCCGCCGTACTCAGCCCGCCCATTGCCAGCGTAAATAGATCAGCATCCGCCCCCCACATCGCCGGAATGGCGTAATAGTCCAGGCTGGACGGCTCCACCGTCACCACACTGCCGTCCGCGTCGCTCAACCAGGCATCCACATCAGCCTCGTAGCTGGCCCCGGCTGGCTCCTGCCACGGAATGGCGTACAGTACGGGCCGGTCAGCCATCCTCATTAGCTGCCCGAAGGCATCTTTCAAGGCTCGCCGCCATACTGCCCCCTGCATCAGCGCACCCTCGTGTGGATGATTTTACCGCCATACTCGCCGTTATCAGCGCTCTGTTCCCGGCTGTTGACGGTGCTGCTGTAGCCATCCACCCGCGTGGTCGGCGCGCTGCCGCTTACAAATCGCCCGCCACTCCGGCTGCGCAGATCGGCGGCCATTTTGGCGTAATCCGCGCTCTTTTGCCGGGTGTCAATCTGGTACTCCCGCACCCGCGCCACACCTCCGGCCCCGGCCCACATCCGGGCCAGTACCTCGCAGGCCCGCGCCGATGCGGCCCCAACCCCCAGCTCTTCACCGTAAAAATACAGCAGCTCATCATCGGTAAAATTGTTGCCGTCCGGCTTCACCCCGGCATCGGTGCCGCTGTCGGTGTCGCCGATCTCCAGCCTGATTCTGCTGACAATCAGGCTATCCCCGGTTGCGCTCAAATCATAAGTAAAGCTCATTTTTCGTACTCCGTGCCGCTGCCGATGGCATCAATCTCGTAATGAAAATCAATCTCCAGCAAACCGGCATCATTATCATAATCGTCCGTTGCCAGCGCGCCGGTTGCATCCCGGAACACCCGGCAAACAGCCATCGACGACACCCCGGTAATGGCGCTGCCGTCCATCATCCCCAAATCAGAGAGATAATGCTTATCAGCCACCAGTGTGGTATCGCCGGCGTGGTTGGTGCTGCTATAAATAATCGTGGTGGTGATCCCGGTACTGCCAATGGCCGTCCAGTTACACTCCAGCCCCCAGTTGACCACCGCCCCGGCGGATCCGTCCGCTTTCGGTATCCAATGGACGTGCGGCTCAATGTCGGTGCCGGTTTTCCAACTGTGGGGTAGCTGCATCGAAAAATACAACTCCTCCTCCGCCGCCTTATCAAACCACTGTACAAACACGCCCTGGCTGCTGCCGTCCGTTTTCCACACGGCAAAATCCGGGTCCTTCGTGCCGCCGGCCCGCGTGCTGGAAACCGGCACCCGGATGTCATCAAATACCGTAGCCTCACCCACCAGCGTCAGCGTACCGTCGCTGCCAATCTGGGTGTAGTTACCGCCGGCCACATCGCCAATTTTCGCCACGCCGTCTATCTCGACCGCGCTGTTAAAGTCGCTGGCGCCGTCCACTCGTAAATCGTGCTGCACAAACACGCTGCCAAACTGCCCAAACTGCGCCCCCGGCGAGGCTGCAATTACCCACGCCGCCAAAATCAGTATTGTTGCAAATAACGCATATCTATTTTTCACTGGTTTGTCTCCGGGTGGTGGTTTTTCGCTTCGGCTTCGGTGCCGCTTTTTTTGGCGGCTGGTGACAGGTATCACACACGCCCTGCCCGGCCTGGGCCTGCTCGTCGTTCTCGGCCCACCACTGCTCGCCGGCGGGTTGCCCGCACCGGCTGCACGTATTCGGTAGCCCCGCGCTTGTCTGTTTCATCGTGTCCTCCCAGGGCGGCCATCACTGACCGCCCTGCCCTTGTCAATCGTTAGCTGTTTAGCTGTTGTCGGGTGATGCAATCTCAACCCACTTGCTGTTGAGATAAATAAACAGGGCGTTGTCGTTAGCGCCCAGATCAATCGAGCTTCCGCCCGCCGTTGCGCCGGTGTCGACAATGTTGGTGTTGGTCGTCACAGTGTTGAGCACCAGCAGTAAATCGCCGGCGGTCGCCGAGCCGGTTGCCAGCGTAATCGTACTAGCCACGCTGGGCGAAACCAGCAGCACCGATGCTGTCGGTGTGATGGTCTGCGTCCCGCTAATCGCGATCGCGCTGTCGTCGATATTAAACGTATCATCGACAGTCAGATCGGTGGCGACAGTCACGTTGTCGGCGGCCACGTTGTCAGCCACGGTCAGACTACCGGCCACATCGAGCGAGCCATTCAGATCGCTGGTGCCGTCCACTCGTAAATCGTGCTGCACAAACACGCTGCCAAACTGCCCAAACTGGGCAAACGGAGTGGCGGCGACAAGCAGCAGCACCATCACCAGCAAGCCAACTGCCAGTAGTTGCTTCATTGGTCGTGTCATCGTTGTTGTCTCCCTGACGACGGCCTCGCGGCCGCCGTCACGCTTGTTGTCACTAGCTGATAGTCGGGGTTACGTAATCGCCAATGGCGGCCACGTACACACAGACGCCATTGGTGCGATCTTCGCCCACACCCACGCCAAATTCGTTGTAAGCCACGGCCATCAATTGCGGCGCGTTAACCCAGTCGCCCGGCACCAACCGCCAGCCAAAGCCAAGGTTGGGGTCAATACGTACCCGTAACGCGTTGCGCGGGTCGCCGGGGCCATAAGAACAATGGACGCCGTAGTAATTCGTTGGCACCCGCGGGGTCAGCCATACGCGGGCGATGCCGTAATCAGTTTCAACATATCCGAAGTAGTTGGTGATTTCGTTCACGTCGGCGCGCTCTACCGCGCTGGCGTGGTACACAATCCCCGGCCATTCCGGGTTCTTGAAACCAGTCAGACCCGTCCAGGTGGCGGCATCGGCCCGGCTGCCAATGATGTCAAACGGGCCTTGATGCCCGTGTTCCTGCAAAGTTTCGATGGCCGCAGAAACATTGGTGTCATTCAGGGCGGCCTGTCGCAGAAAATGGTCGTGGGCGCTGGTGAAATCTTCGCCGTCCGGCGATTGGGGCGGGACATAGGCGCTGTCGGTGCTGCCGCCATCGGCAAACGGCACACTGGCGTTGCTGGTCGTCCCCACGGTTTCCCCGGCCATCTTAAAGAAACGGGTCAACAGGGCTTTTTGCCAGTGAGAGCGCACATCAGTGATAATGCTCCGCACGTCGGCGTCGACGCGTTTCATTCGCGCCTTGCGCAGATACATCATTGTCCAGCCAGCCGCCCGCTCGTAAGGTACCAGCGGCAACATATGGCCACTGGTCGCGCCGCGCTGCGGATTCGGGGTGCTGTACTCGCCGGCCACCTGCACCCCGTTGCTCACGCCGATTGGGTACTCTACTGCGGCATCGTCCTGCACCGCCACCAGGCCGCCGTAATGAGGCAAGGTCAGCATATCCTGATTGATCATATTTAGCCCGGCCTGTACATCACGGATAATCTGATCCATCGTGGTGCCGTCGGCCAACTGCACTTTGGTCATCTCTCCGCCGTCCCATAAGCTGGGTAGGGCAGTGTTTTTAAGGTCTGCAAAAGATAGGGTTGCCATTGGTTTACGCCTCCGTCATCGGCGGGTTGATAAATGCCACAGTTGCACTGCGTGCCCGCGCTACTTTATGACTGGTGCTGCCGGCGGCATCGCCGAGCGCGCCCGCAGTGTCGGATTGATACAAAACGTCGCCGGGGGTCATTCCAGACAGACCGGTCACCGGCCCCCAGGTCGCAACCTCAACGGTGTCACCTGCGGCCGCAGTTGTCGCCCCGCTGGTGGCGCCGTTGATCACGCTGACTACCACACCAATAGCGTAAGCAGTGCCGGCGGCGCTGCCGTCAGCCTCTTCCACATCGCCATCCGAGGCCATATAAACCGTGTCGCCCACGGCCAGCGCCCCACCGGCTTCAAATCGCTCGACTGTTGCTCCCGGCAGCGGGCGCACATCAGCCGCAGTTACTGTAATATCTGTCATTACTTAAATCTCCTTAGATGCCAAATCTGGCTCGTATACTATTCGCACTGACGCCCGCCCCGGAGCCATTGCCAGACTCGGCTCCACCCGTTCCGGCAGCCCGCGCCGGCGTCTGTTTTTTTAAAATAGGTTTCTCGACGAGTAGTTTTTCCACAATCGCGTCCACTCCGGTCACAGTTCCGGTTTCCAGGTTCACCAGGTCATCATCCAGATACCCGGCCTCTCTGGCCGCCAGATACGCCAGGTCAACATCAGCTACCTGCGCCGCGGCCTGCACCCGGAACTCAGCCCGCAGTAAATTGCTGCGCATCTGCTGTTCCATCGCCTGCATCCGCTGCTGAGCTGCGGTCGCCTGTTCCTGCGCCCGGTCAAGTTCGGTCTTGGCCTGCTCCTCAGCCTGCCGCTTCTGCGCAATGAGCGCCTCCAGGTCGGCTACATCAGCCAACCCCTGCTCTTTGGCAAAACGGGCCAGCGCTTCCTTGCGCGCCTTCCCGGCCACCCGATTCAGGTCGTCCTGTGAAAATTCTGCTCCACTACCATTACTCCCCGGCGCTTGCCCCTCGCCGGTCTGGGTTGGTTCTTCAACTTGGTTCTTTGCAGTTCCTTCGTCACTCATTTTGATTCTCTTCCCGGCGCTTACCCCTGCCGGTCAGGGTGTTAAATTATTTACGATGTACGATTTGCGATTCACGAGCCACTCCGTAAATCGCAAATCCAAAATCATAAATCACGTCCACACCGTTCTGTTGATAATTTTCCCGGCCCGTATTTTTAGCGGGCTATTGGCCGCTCGCCGGGTGCAATCCGGGCAATGCTCTGCCGGATGCAATACCCAGTACACATCAAATCCGCCGGTCACCTCATCAGTGCGCAGGCTGCATTTGCAGTTGGTCCGACACTGAGTGGTCCCGTCTGCCGGGTAGGCCGGCAGTAACGGCAATCCCGCTTTCGCCCCGGCTACCTCTTCCATCATCTGCGTACTCGATGACGCGTACAGATTCATCCGGGCTTTAATCTCGGCCAGGCTCAGATCCCCGGCCTCAATCTCGCCAAAAAACTCGTGCATAAATTTGTACTGGTCCCGCAGCCGTCGCCCGGCCCGACCGTAATCGGCCTGACTGGTCTCCGTGCTGCCGTTAGCCGTCCACACCCCGGCAATGTACAAATCTTTCAACTCCTGCTGAAACAGCCGCTCAAAATCAGCCAGGGCCACATTGCCCGCCGACCAGTGGTCGGCGTACCGCTCGAAATTTTGCTTACTGATCTCCTGCCATTCCTGCATCAGCCCCAGTTGCGCCTCAGTCGGCATTGTCCACCTCGTCCGCGGCCTGCTTTAACCGCGCCTCAAAATTCAGCACTCTGCGCCGCCACTTAGCCAGCGCCCGGCCCACATCGCCACTGGTTACCTCGCCACCGGCCAACAGTTCAGCCTCACTCAGACGTTTGTCGCCCGGTTTCGGACTGATTTTCTCAGCCACGGTACGCCGCCTCAGCCTTGACCCGTTCCTTGCCCATATCGGCCACACCCTGGGCGATGATGTAAGCCACTACCGGGGCCAGCCCGGCCCACACGTTGCCGGTTTCCCGATAGGCTGCAATCCCGGCGCTCAGGGCTACCAGAAATTTCTTTTGCCCAAACAAATCAAGGATTGCGAATAAAATCATCGTCAATTTGTGGATGATCAGCTCTTTTGTTTCGCCTGCACTCATAATGTCTCCAATCTCCGTCTACTTTCATTAACAGTCCACTGCACAGCCTGCGATGTCACTCCGACCACGCTCGCCAGCTCGCCCTGCCGCCACCCGCTGACATTCAAAATCAACATCAGCCGGTCATAGTCATTGGCCTGCCGACGCAGATTTTCGGCCATCATTATCCGGGCCAACGCCGTGGCCTCAGTCGGTCGGCTCACCCCCACCGGGCACCTCCAACTGAGCAGCCAGCCCGGCGATGCGCTGTGCCGCCCGTTCCTGAGCAAACCGCTGCGCCTGCCGGCTGTCGTATCCCATTTCCAGATAAATTTGCTCATCCGGCACACCCAATTCCTGTTTGATTTTGAGTGTTTCAAGGTGATCTTTTTCGTTGCGGGTCTCGGCCTCGGCCCAGATCGCCGCCAGTCGCTCGCCGTCTGTCAGGGCGTATTCGGCGTACTCCGGCAGGCCATACCCCACCACCTGCCCGGCGCTAAACACTGGCGCTCCCAACGCCACGCGCAGGGCCAGATAGACCAAATCCTCCCAGGCGTTGCCATAATCCCGCTGACGGCTTTCTGCTTTTGCCAGCAACCCGGTTTCCATCTGTTGCTGTGTGTTGGCCGCCGGTATCTGTCCAAATAGCTGGAAATTGGTGATCGGGGTGCGGCTGGCCTGGGCAATCGCCATCGTGTGCCGGTCAACCAGCCGGATCAGCTTGTCCAGGTCATCACCCGGCACTCTGGTCAGGCTGCCGTCTGGGTTGGTGGTGTAAAACATAGCCCCCGGCTCCAGGCTCAACGGCTCATTGGCGCTGGTCACATCGCCGTCACTGTTGGTGGTAATCGGCATCCCGTCACTGGTCGGTATCCAGCCGGCCGCAAACAAAATGCCCAACCCGCTCATATCTCCGGCGGCAATCAGGTCGATAAACGATTTATTGAGCGCCTTTTGTAGCGGGATTACCTCGTGCAGCTCACTGGCTCGCCCATTCACGAACTCAATCACCGGCAGCCCCAGCGGTTCGCCGTTGCCATCCACCCACGGAACGGGCCACACGCCGGCCAGTGGGCCAGCCTCGGCCACATCCGGCAGCCACAGCGCCTCGCTGTACCGCCGTTTCTCGCCAGACCGCTGCACGTACCGCTCAATCCGATCCGGGTAATACACCGCCAGATAGCGAGTCACGTCGCCGCCCTCGGCCTGCACGCTCCAGCGTTTGCTGGCAAATGTCGGCTCACCCCGCTTGCTGGGGCGATGCAGCTTCACGCCCTCGCCGTCGCCCTCGGCCTGGGTGTCGGTGTAGGCATCGTGCAGATGGAACGTAATCCGCCCTGCCTCGTCAATATCGGCCACCAGATAGGCCGCGCCGTCAATGGCCGCCTGCCGGTACAGCTCGGCCTGCACCCCGTCCAGCCGGTTATCCTCCCACAGCCGAGCCGCAAACTCCACCAAACCGTTTTGCTGCTCGTCGGGATTATCACCACCCAGCGGCTCAAACCCACTCAGGCTGAGCCGGTCGACCAATGCCTCAACGACGACGGGGCATTGATTAAAACGGAATTTCACCGTGGCGTCGTCGCCCAGAAACTCCCGCAACCGCTCGGATAACTCGGTCTCGTGGTTGCCGGCATAATAATCCCGATACTCCACCACCTGCCGCTGCTGCGCTTTGTCGGCCTGTATTAAATTTTCCAGATACGCCAGGCGGGCTGTATCCATCACCGTTACAAAATTATCAAGCACTGTTGGCATTTTTCCACACCACTCTGGTTTTTTGTCTCAGCCGCCGCCACGTCCACAGCACCGACTGGTTGTCCCGATTAAATATCATTTACAATTTACCACTGCTATGCGCCCGACCTGCGGCCAGCAAATGTTGCACTGCCTGCACGGCGCTGTCGGCCCAGTCGTCATTGGTCACGTCCGGAAAGCTAATCAACTCGGCCTCAAACTGCTCCCGGATGGTCTGCATTTTCCGGTCTGCGCTCTGGTAGTGGTACACCTGGCCGTTGCTCCACCACACGCTGGCATCTTCGGCCCGCGCCGTTTTGTCTTTCTCGCCGCCCACTTTGACCGCCTGCACCGGCACCCGGATTGTTTGGGGCAGGCCGGGCATCGACAACGCCTGCCGGGCCATCTGCACCAGTCGCCGGTTGGCCGCCGGCTGCTCGATGTACTGCCGCAGCTCCACCAGCCACGCCTCCCGATCCTTGCCGCGCCCCCACTCCTGGATGGCGCTCTGGCCGGAGGCCTTGTCTTCGATTAGTACCGCCTGTACCGGCCAGTCAGACAGCAGGTAGAACAGCGGAATCGCAATCGCTAACTCCGGCCACTCCAGTTTTTCCCGCCAGGCGCTCAGTAAAAACGCCCCGGCATTGGCCTCGCCCCACTCGGTCAGGGCGCTGTAGTCGCCGGTTTTCTTAAACGCCGTGTCCCAGCTTTGTACCACCCGCCGGAAGCGGGGCGGGCTGGTCAGCTCGAAATATTTGAACATCCGCCGTTTGAAAATCTGCTCGGCCATCGCCTGTAAATCGTTCAGCTTTTCCCGCCGCCAGATACGCCGTGGACTGCCCAGCATATCCAGCAGCAGCGCCTCAATCGGCCACACTGCCGGCCACATCGTCTGCACACCCGCCGTCTGCACCTCAACACCCACCACCTGCCGCTGCCCCTCACTGCTGGTTTCGTACACGGGGCGGTACTCAATCTCGTCAATATCGTGGCTCAAAATGGCGCTGCGTACCGTGGTGTCCCACATCTGGTTTTCCAGCAATACGCTGTACAGATTTTCCATCAACGTTTTGAGTGTGCCCACCACAATAATTTTGGTGTGCGGCTCCCGCAATTGCAGGATCGTGCCAAAGAACCAGTTAATGATTTTCTGGCTGCGGTCGGCGGTTTTGGTATTCTCATCGTCCAGAATATCATCACAAATAATCAGGTCGTAGTGCCCGCCGGTGATGGCCCCACCCACGCCCACGGCCTCCAGCGTAGGGTCTTTGCTCACCCGCCGCCGTTTCACGTAGATGCGCTGCGTTTGCCACGCCCCTGTTTTGTCATCCACCATCCCGGCCTTGTTCACAATGTCCGGCACGCCCACCACCTTTTGCCAGTGGGCGGCGTACCCCTGCCGCAGCAGCGTGTTCTGCTCCAGCTCAGTTTTGATGACCGATATCGCTTTGCGGGCCTCGGTGGCTGTTTTTTGTACAATCAAAATCCGACTGTCAGGGTTCTCGCAAATGGTCCGCAGCGGCAAATCGTTCACAAATATCTCGGTTTTGCCGTGGTCGCGCGGCCAGAAGTCAGCCTGATATTTCAGCCGGTCATTATCACACCGGGCGGCCATCTCGTACTGTTGCGGGCCGGGATTGATGCCGCGGTAGACAGCGCCAAATACGGCGCTGTTCCGTCTGGCGGCGCGCCTCAACTGCTCTCGTCGCAAATTCAGCAGACGTTCACGCTGTAATCGCGGCAACCTCGTCAAGCCGGGCAATTTCGTTATTAAGTTCGGTGTCATCGTACTGCTCAAACTCATTGCGCTCCGCTACCTGTTCGCCGTCGCCGCCAATCAGCCGCAACATCTGTAAAATCATCTTTCTGTCGGCAGTACCGTTCCGGCCTCTCATAGAGGCCGTGTCGTACATCGCCGCAATCACATCGGCCAGCCTGTCCGGCGCCGGGCTGCTGGCCCGGTTCATCACCAGTTGGCGGGCCGTCTCATCAATCGGCCACTGCCGGTTTTTGCGCCAGTTCCGCAACGTGCGGTCACTGGTCAGGTTTAGATACTCGGTTGCCAGCTCGGCCTGCGTTTGCGGCTGTCGATGTTGTTTCGGTGTCGCCAGCCAGGTGATGTAGACGCTCTTGCGCCAGTCCCACCCGTTTTGCATCAGCCGGTACACATCCTCCACGTTGGGGAACCGCTCGGCCAGATATTCAAAAAAATACCGCTTGCCACGCGCCGCCTCGACCTGTCCCGGCACCAGGCTGCCCGGCTCCAGCGTTACCGCTTCCTGCCCCTCAATTTCCAGCGCCAGTTGGAGCAGTTTGGGCGCATCACCCGTGTTCCAGTTGGCCGGCTGCACCGTCACGCCGTCAGCGTCCATCTCTGCCAGCGGCCATTCCAGTATTTCCCGCGCCCGTTGGCGCAGGGCATCACTCAGTCGTTTAGTCGTCTCTCTCTCGCCCCCGCTCATATCTCGCCTTTTTGGGTTGCCGCATCCGGTACATCAGATGAGTAACCGCTGCTACCATCACCACTCGCGTCACCGCCGAGCCAATCAATAAAATGTTGGCGCGGAACGGAAACGTATCCAGTCCCATCAGGTATACCCGCAAAATCTCGTTAAGCGAGTAGATGATACTCGCTCCAGCCCAATACAAAATAGACTGGGTGTACCCGTTCGAGCCGTGTCGGATGCGCCGCAGCGCCATCGCCGCCACGCCGGCAAACTGGACAATCATCAACAGGAGGGCCACCGCCGACACGCTCCGAAAGATCACATCACTCATCACCCACAACCTTTCGCAATTCGGCCTGTAACGTGGCAATCATATCGCTATTGCTGGTAACCATATCGTCGATAACTCGCCGCCTTTGCTCGCGCATAATCTCCGGCTCGCGGCGACGGTGCCGCCACAGACTCATCGCTTTAGCGACTCGCGCAATAAATCCTCTAGCCGTCGATTGTCTGTTAAATCCTTGAGCAGGTTTCCTAAATTGCTGACCTGCTCGATAGTCTGGCCCTGCAGATCGTCTAATTTCGCCCTGGTTCTCTCCAGTGATCTCCAGACAATGTACGCTGCCGCCCATCCAGATAAAGCCAGGAGGGACAGTGCCCCATATTGAGCGTAAGCCTCCAGTGCGATGGTTTCTGCTGTCTGCAATCATCCGCCGTCCTTCGTCAAAAATAAAAAAACGCCAACTCGGTAACACACGCCCACCTGTTAAAGCGTGCGTGTCACGAGCTGGCGTTTAATTGAGCCTAGTCTATCAGATTATGCCGCAGGTTTAAAGTGCGACATTTTTTTCAAGGACTTACAAGGTTTCTTGTGTGGCCTGTTTTGCGGATTTGCACGCGGCTCTGACTTCGTTATTGTCATCGAACCAGGGGCAAATGGCGACGTATTTCTCCGGGACAATGATACACTCATCGTAGTCTGTCCACTCCACAAATATGCGCGGGGTACTATAATCGATTTGGTTGTCGTCCTCACTGTAAACCCTCACCGCAATCTCTGGTGGCAACTGTTCGAGAATTTCGATAAGTTCACTTACTTGCATTTTCACTCCTCCGGGCTATCCGCCCACCGCCCGCAAATAACGGGCTGCGAGTATTCCATCATTGCCTTGTTAGCCTAACGCCTCTGGTACGTGACGGAAAAATATATCGAGACACTCATCACAATTTGGTGATGATTTGCCCCAATACTCCAACCCAACTAATGGCATAAAATCCTCACCGGGCGTGTACTCTGTTACAGATACCATCCCGTTTTGCCAGTACGTTACGTGATGATGTTCAGCACCGGTTTCGGTTTCCACAATCGGGGTGATGACCATTCCAAATGTCATCATTTCCATAAGTGTCAAACCGGAATTTTCGACCATCTTTTCATACGTTCCGCCGATGGTTTGAGAGCAAATTAAATTTGCCGCCTCGGACGGGAGTTGTAATTTGATTACGCTCATTTATAAGTTCCTTTCAGGCCCAACAATGGCCCTTGTGTGACCTACGCCAATATCCGCACCGCAGCCGCCACCCGCCGAGCTTCTTGCCCCGGCCGGCCGTGCCACAACTGGACCGTTTGCCGAAAATCGCATCCATCACAAAAAACAATCTCCACCACCTCGCCGGCCTCGTCCGTGTCCTGCCCGCGGATGACCGGCAAGTGGCAATGCGGACACAAATCCACCCGCGCCACCAGTGGCCCACCCCGCCGCTCAGCCACCACCGGCTCCGGGATCGGCTCGCTGTACACCTGCCCGCTGCGCTGGTCGATCACCGTCCGCAGCATCGCCAGATTACGACCCACCAGCAACGCCTCGGCGTACACATCCAGCCAGGCGGCCATCATCTTGTTAATGGTCCGGCTCTGTACCCCGGCCTGCACCAGCTCGGCACAGCTATCACCCTGTGCCTGCGCCACCTCAACCGGCGCGGCCAGCAACCCCGGCTCCTGCACGCTGGGCAGCGGCAATCCGTACACTACCCCCAACTCACTCGCTACCGGGCTGGCGCTGGTACTGTTCCCAATCGCAATCTGGCCGTGGCTGGTATCGTTGCCCGCATCCAGCCAGTACACCGCCCGCGTGGGTGCGCTGTCAACACCAACCACAGCCCGGTGGATGTCCCGCCGAGCCAGGTAATTGTCAACCGCCCCCACCACCAGCGTCAGCGTGGCCTCGCCCCACCCCCGATCCGGCCAAAACTGCCCAATGTGCGCCGCCCCAAACCGATCCACCACCGGCGTAATCGGCAGGCCATACGCCAGCGAGTACCGATGCGCCAGCGCCGTCGCCTTCGGCAACCCCACCTCGCCGGGGCAGAAATTCTGACGAGCCACGTTTTTGGCCTCCACCGTGTCCGGGTCAATAAACACCAGCCGGATGTCCAACCCCGACGTGTGCGCCAACTGGGCCAGATGCAGCGCCGCATAGCTGCCGGTTCCGCCACAGCCCACCAGCAACACCGTCACCCGGTCAAAATTCTGAGTCAGTGTGTGCTGTTTTTTAATCATCTCGATGCCCCACCCCACCGAAACGGCCCCAAACCGGCACACACTTGCTGCGGGTCAATCTCCATAAAATCACCGTACACCCCCACCCGGATGCGGATTTCCGGCGCGTGCAGCAACCGCCCGATGACCGCATAAATCCGCAGACCCTGCTCGTCCGCGTCATCCGTCTCGCTGAAGAACGCCCGCAACTCCCCGTGGCTGTGCAGGTCGATGACAACAGACTCCGCATCGCCGCCCTGGTACTCAATCCGGGTGCGGGTCGCCGCCTGCTTCGGCACCGCCACCCGCCAGCCGTTCTCCGCATCGTGATGGATGTGGTACATCTGCTCCTGTTCAGACCGGGCAGCCTGTTTGGCGTGGTGGTAAATCGCCCACAGCCATTTCGCCGGCAATTTCGGCCAGTCTATATCAAGCCAGGGCTGCACCGCATCCAGGCCGGTAATCTGCCCTCTGGCAACCGGCACTGCCGCCACCATCCGTGGCCCCTCGGCCACCTTGTACACCCCGCCGCCGTGCATAAAATAGCGATACATCGGCGACAGAGGATGAGCGTTACCCCGCCCGTGGATGTGATACCCCACCGGCCACGGCAAACCATTACTACTGCGCATCAATCACCTCCCGTAGCGTTATCCGGGCGCTCACCAGGTCATCCAGCGGATAACTCAATGACCCCGCCCGGCTCAATTCGGCCCAAATGTCGATGATGCTCGCGCTGACCCGCTTCGACTTCCCGCCGGATAAATCCCGGTTGAAATTGCTGTCAAAAAACAAATCCAGCGCGTCGTAAATAGTGGTCGGCGAGGCCACGGGAAACGGCACATTGCCGGTACACACCCCCGCCTCCCCGCTGTGCACGTTGGGTACCGGCGCCAGATACAACCACTCATCCGCCCCCGGCCAGAAGCTGCCAAACCGGGTGCTGTTGCCAAACGCCAGCAGGTTGTACGCCGTGCCTGCCCCTACAAACAGCAGCGCCGGAAACGGCACCTGATACCACGCCGTTTCGCCGGCCACCTGCACCGATAAATCGCGCACCGTCGGCGGCACAAAAATCCCAATCCGCTCCCGCCCTTTGGCCCGCTGATAAAACAACGTGTTGCGCGGCAGCCACCCGCTGCCAAATGCCACCTCGGTCATCGCCGCGGCCACGTCCAGTGGGTCCACGCAGTAGGCCGGGCCATCAACGTGAGCCAGCACAATGGCATCATCATACAAATGCAGACTGCCCCGCAACCGGCTCTCGGCTAATTCTCGATTATCGTCCATATTGTATCAATCCTCTCTTTGATTTCCTGTAACTTTTCGTTCTCAATGGCCGGATTCGGATTGTCGAACCAGGCCGTCATCGCCTTCAGTGCATCCAGCGTGGGGCGGGCATCGGCGTACAAATCCCGCAGACCGTCCACGTCGCCGGGCGCGTCCCACTGCCAGCGCCGCAAGTCCGCCCCTTGTTCCCACACCCCACCCCGGTGCTCGTCCAATAGATCATTGCCTGTCTGGCCCAGGGCGTACCGGGCTAAATCCGGCAGCAGGTCAAACGGCCCCCGCCAATCCTGAGCCAGGTCACCCAGCAGCATCAGCGCCGTTTCCACCGCCTCCGGGCCGGGGCTGTAGCCGTGCAACTCGTCAAACACCGGATACCGGCTCACCAGGTCCTGTTCACTGACAAACCAACGTCGATCCCCCAGCAGTCCGCCCAGCAGGGCCAGCGGTGGATACTGCCCGATGTCGGTAGCGGCCCAGCTTTCCTCGTCACCCCGAAAGCCGTAATACATCACCGGGATGCCATCTAGGAAATCGGCCATTTCGGCCAGCCCCTCCGGCAGGCCAAAATCATCCTCAGCCTGATCCCCGGCTAGCTCCTGCGCCAGCCGGCTAAACTCATCCAGCAAATCCCAATCCATCTCAAACCACCCCTCCGCCTCAATCTGGTGCAGCAGCCGCTGCATCAACATCACCCACTCCGGCCACTCAAACACATCGACCGGCTCATTAGCCATCGCCGGGAAATATCGCCGCAGCAGTTGCCGCGACCGCCGTACCAGCCGCCACGGTGGGGTAGCCAACGCGATGTTGTACCGCTGAGCCAGCACAATTTCCAGCTTTAGAAGCCGCGGGGCGGGCGGGGCGATGGTACGGGCATCAAACGCAAACATTGCATCACACTCCTGTTGCTGCGGTAAGCCAACGCTTCGGCCTGGTCGATAATTTTCCGTCCCGGCTTTTCGTCGCTACCGGCGGCCGCATCCACAGCGACCACAGCCTCAGACCGGGTCACGCCCAGCAGGGCCGTCACCACCGGATGAATCTCACACCTGAACACGATCCACCTCTTTCAGTGCCGCCAGTAACCCCAGGGCGGGGCAGCCTATCTCGTGGATTCTGTGATCAGGCTTAAGGTCCGGGTCACTCCGGATTCCGCATAGCACGCAGTACCCGCCGTCATCGTACAGGCGCCCGGCTACAGACTCCGCTGCCGTCACTAGCGCAGCCAACCCAACAAACAACTCGTTGAGACTGCCAGGGGTTGCCCCTTTGGTGCCGGTTTTTTTGGCAAATTCAATCACCCGCTCGTCGCCCTCTTCGTTGGCCGGGATGACGGTGTAGGTGGCCTGAAGCAAGCTCTTGTCAAATTGACTGTAATGCGCCCGAACCTCCTCCGGGTTGTAGGCGTCATCCGGGTCGGTAAATAGCACCTTGCCCGCATTTTTGTAGATGGTCGTCATTTTTATACCTCCAGTTTTTGCCGGATGTCCGACGGTATCGTTTGTAGTAATTCGTCAATAGCCTGGCTCAATTCGCCAAATGTCGCCCGCCGACTGGCGGCGTTGCTGAGTGTCCCGCCCGCCACCCGGTGCAGGCTCAACAGGCAATCCGTGCCCGGTTTGATAGTGACCGACAGCGCGTAACTGACCGCTCCGACCGGTTTCGCCGGGGGCGGTGGCGGGGGCGGGGGCGGTGGCGGTGACGGGAGTGAAGCCTCGCTCTTTTGAGGCGGTGGGGGTGGCGGAGCGTCAAACTCAACGTCAAAATCATCGCCGTCCGGCTCCTCCTGGCTAGCCGCTTCGGCCTCCCGCTCCAGTGTCTCATCCTCAGCGCCCTCACCCGGTTGCAGCCACTCCGAGTCGCCCACCGCAGGCGGGTCGGCGGCCCGGGTAAAGGCCACCGGTTCGGCGGCGTGTTCCATTTCCGGCAATTCCGGCGACTGTTGCCGCTTGTGATCGATGACAGTTTCTTTGGCAGAAGTGGCGGTGATGCGCTCCCCGGCCTCGGCCCTGGTCAGCACCTCGCCCACTGCGGCAGGCGGTGTACTGGGAGCGGCCAGCAGATACAAGGCGCTGGTGGCGATGTCAATCTGCCGAAAATCCACGCCCCGAAATTTCTTGAAAACACCGATGAAGTTGTAGGCCGTGCGCCGGCTCCAGTCGAACTCAGATTCCAGCCAGTGGTCGAACTGCCCGCCACCCAGCTTAACCTGCACCTCCAGTAGTTTTTCACCCACCCGCATAATGTTCTCAGCGGTACTGCGCACCAGCTCTCTGATCTCACCGGTCCGCTGCTGCACCACGATGCGGGTCTCGCTATCCAGTTGGTTGTAATCAAATAACATCAGTTGATTGTCCATCAGTCACGCACCCCAAACCACTCGTCAGTATTGGCGCAGTGGCACACGGTGTAGGCTGCGCCCTCACCATCCGCCGGTTCCCAATATTCCCAATCCTCATACCCGTACCAGTCCAGACAGGCCAGACAAAACGGGTCCTCATCCAGTGCGGTTTTGGTTTCCTCGTCCTCAATATCATCAGCCTGCCGGTAAATCGGCAGCCACAATTCCCGCCCCTCAATTTCCACCAGCTCCCAACCAGCCCGCCGATAAATCACCGTGTCCCAATGTTCAATGGTCTGCGCCATCAGGATGCGGACTTTCTCCGTACCAAGCCGCGTCTCGACCCGTTCCCTTCGGGCCAAGACCCCGCTCCAATCTTTGCGCAATCGCCAGCCCCAACCGGCACTGTAAAACACCACGCCATCCCGCAAGGGCGGGGAAATGTCTTTGATGCCGCAGGGCCAATGACCTCTCCCTAGCCCGCCCAGCGCCGAGTTGACGTTCTCCATCTCCAACCGGCCCACCGGCAGCGCCCGCCGCTTCGGAGCCAGTGTCTCGATAAACTCACACATCTCCCGTAAAATCGCCATCTGTTGTTGTTCAGTCAGTTTGATGTCTGCCATCTGTTTTTATCCTCCCGTGCAAATTTTGCACAAATCATTTACCGTTTCGATGTCCGTTACTGCTGGCCGGCGCGCTGGGCAGTGGCAGTGTCGGCGTGGATGGTCGCGCCCCAACCCGCCCGGCCTGTTTACGCCAGGTCAAAATCTGCTCATCGGCCTGCGCTTCCTCCAGCCGCACCCCGGCGGCCTGCTCAAAGAAATGCACCATCTCCGGCACTGTCGGCTCTTTGCCGTGCCGGTCAAACCATTGCTGCAAAAATACATTCGCCTGCAATTCCATCGGGATTACAAACTTTTCGGATAGCAAGCGTTTGTCAGCCTGCCCCCACCGCGCCGCGCTCACCTCGGCCAAATACACCACCAGAATCGGCAGTACTGCGCTCAACACAAATGGACGCATTGCGACCAACCCGTCCCAGCCTTCGATGACCAGGCTGCTCTGAAACGCCAGTCCGTGCAGCAGGTTGGCGTAGGTACTGATACCCGCAAAGAACACCACCCCACCCCACAACCCCCACGTGCGTTGGCCCTCTCGCCGATTGCGTTGAATGCCGACTGCAATCGCAAACATACCCACATCAACTGCCACGGCCTGCACGTACCCCAGCACTAAATTCCCATCCTCCAGCGTGGCAAACCCCCAGGCCACGTGGGTCAGGCTGCCGGCCAGCGCCAAAATCAGCGCCAGCCACAGTAGAAAATCGGTATTAAATGCTTTTTTCATCATTGCCTCCGTAATTGATTGATAATAGTTGGTAAATTCCCGCCGCCCTGCCCGATTCCGGGCCAAATCCCGCACCCGGTCCGGCGCTCTATAGGCGGCTCACCCGCGCTTACCCCCGCCGACCCGCGCTTACCGCAGCTCACCCGGCGGCCAAATTTCGTACAGCTCGGCCATAATACTCCAGGGCGTGCCCACAATCCGGCGAATTGAATTGGCGCTGGTTTTGTTTCGACGGATAGCCCCGGCCATTTCCAGCAATTCGTTACGGGCCAGCGTCTGCGGCCGCCCAATCTCGGCGTCCCACGTGTTTTGGCTGGTTGCCCCCCGATGCCGGTTGGCTGGGTCCTGCTGAAATTCCCAGGCCCGCCGCAGCCAGATGTACATTTCGTGCCAGTACACCCGCACGGCGGTACCATCGGCCAGCGGCACATCCCAGCCACAGTGCTCCGACACATCGAGCATCGGGTGACGCAGCGGATCCGCCTGCCACTCCCCCTCGATGACCAGCCTGGCCACGTTCTGAAACATCCCGCCCCAGTCAGCCGACCGTCGCAGGCCCACGGGCCGGGCGTACATCCCCCGCCCTACCGCCCGGCGCGCCCGTTCGCGAGCCGTGAATGCCAGCGGCAGCAGCGACAGCACCACCGTCAGGGCCATCACGATCCAGCCGCCATTGGGATGACGGCACAGCGGCAGGTCGGCGCTGTACAGGCAGGCCGCACTGAACAGCAGCCAGGCCGCCACCGAGCCAAACCCGGCGGCCACCAATGCCCACGCCACAGCTCGCCGCACATCGCGCGTCATCAGACCAACCGCCCCTGGGTGTAGCTCTGTTGGGCCGTGCCCACAATCACCGATCCGGCCGGCGCCGGCGTATCGGCCACCGGCAGGTTGCAAGCCAGGTCGACGCCCGTGGGCAGACACACCACATCGGCGGGGTAACCAAACCGCTCAAACCAGCGTTGCTTACCCACTTCCACGGCCAGATCGTACTGATCCGGCGCCACGTTGATAATCATCACCCCCTGGCTATACTGCGCCATCTTACAACTCCTCCATCTGCGCCAGTAGCTGTTTGCGCTCTTTTTGAATTTCCAGCCGCACCTCGGCATAGGTCAGCTCTGCTTTTGATTTACGATACGAAACATCAAACTGAGCCTGCCGTAATGCGGCGTAAATCTGGATAATATCCAGAGCCAGTCCTGTTAGCAGGCGGCGACCGTAATTAGCCAACCAGATAGCCGCGGCGACTGTGGCCAGCGTCAGCCCCACCGACAACCAGGCAGACAACATTTTCATTGTGGTTACAATTGCCAACATACACCCTCCATTTTCCCAATAAAAAACACGGTTGCTTTTTCTTGACCGGCAACCGTGTTATCTGTTACAATAACTCCGTTCGCCGCTGTGACCGGTGAACCCCGCCCCGGCGATGCTAGTGACATCGCCGGGGCGCTTTTTTTATCAACCCACAGGTGGTGGCGGGGTCGGCCCCGACAGAGCCGTCAGATGCTCTACCTGGGTTTCCAACGCCTGCACCCGCTGAGCCATCTCTACAATTTCACGGGCCAGCTTCAGCCGCACCTCAGCCAGCCGCTCGGCCAGGGTATCGAACTGCTCAGATACTAATGCCATCGTTTCGTCACTCACTACACCACACCTCCAGTTGCCGGGCGATCCGCACCGCCATTATCAGTTCGTGATGCCGCCTGGCGTCTCGCAACACCGAAGCCGGCACGTTGGTTTTGCTCTTGTACGCCTCAGCCATTTTGGCGGCCAACTTTAGCTTGTCGGCCTGCTCGCCGGCTACGGCTATCAACGTTTTCAACGCCTCGCGCTCGGTCATCGTTCGCCCAACCCCGGCAACATTGGCGCGCCCATCGCCCGCATCATCCGATCCTCCGGCGCTTCCGTAATCATCGGTTCGCCGGCCCACAGTAACTCCAGCGGCCAATGTTTTGCCTCAGCTCTGGCCAACGCATCGTCAGCAGCATCCGCCTTGCTCGCCGCCGACTGCACTACTGCCTCTGTGCGCTCGTTCACCTTGCTGCCGTAGGTCTCACCATCGACCACTCTGCCGATCACTAACCAGGCCATCACCGCACCTCCTGCTTGTAGGCCCAATCGGTCAACAAAATACCAAAGGCCATCCCTACCAAAACCCAAAACACAACAAATTCCATTCTTGACTCCTTTTCGGTTTACTCAGTTCAGTCAATACTTAACACGCCCGTCCGCTTCCGGGCCTTTTCCAACTCACTCATCACGTGCGGCAACCCCTCAGCCAGTTCCCGCAGTTTCACGTAGACGCGCCGTCGCCGCTTGTACTCGCCGGACCTGATCTCCAGGTCGGCGGCCACACAGTCGAACACTTCCGGCTGGCCGGCGCGCTGGATGGTGTAAAAATCACGCCCACAAGCCAGGCAGGTGCGCCGGCGACCTTCGCCATTGACTCGGCGGGTGGTGCGAATCACCAGGGTGTCATCGCTGCCACAAAAGTGACACGAGCCAGCCAGTCGCTTGTTGTCGCCTCTACCCATCGCCGTCACCTCTCGGAATGGCAATGGGCAGCGCGTTCATCCGTAGCCCATCGACCGGATTCCACCACGTCAGTACTACCCCGCCGTGGGGCGACAAGTGCCGGGCCAGCGCAGACTCTAGTGTCAGCCGCATCTGGTCGGCGGTAAGCGGGGCATCCTGCCCAATAGCCACCAGTCCGGCCTGCTCGCCCAACGTTTCCAAAATCTCTGCGTTCAAAATACGAACCTCCTTAGTCGTCATCGAAAGCTCGCTCACTGACTCACCTCCAGCAATTGCGACACCTCGGCCTGCGGCACCAGCCAGGCCCGCCGTTTGCCGCGCAACCAGTTGCTCACATCTACCCGCCCCCGGTTGATCCGGGCAATCATTGTTTTGGCCTTTACGCCGTGCTGGCGCTCCAGCTGCGGCAACGTCAGGTAACCCGGCACCCGTTGCGGTTTCACCCGCGCCACGGCCCGCGTGTGCGTTCCGGCCAGCGATGGAGCGCGTCCTGCCCGCTCCAGTTTGCGCCGCTGGTAAATGGGACAGGACGGCTCAAGATCACCCACGCAATCTGGCAGCGGGCAATTGAAGCAGTATTGGCGGCTGTATGGGTCAACGTAAAAGTTCTCAGGATCGGCCATTGTTACTCCTTTTTTAAAATATATAATTCTTTCTGCTTATTATTAATAGATTCTTCTTCTTATGTTCCCGTATTACGTGCGACTGCACTTAATACGGTTTCAATTGCGTGCGACTGCACGTAAAAATATTTTGCTTTGCGTGCGACTGCACGTAAAAGATAATTTTTGCGTGCAATTGCACTTAATCATTATCAAAAAAAATAGTATTGCGTGCGACTGCACTTAATACACCACCCGTTGGTAGTGGTAAAATCAGGCCGTCCTGCCGCGCTTCCGGCTCCAGTAGAGCCAGAAAGCTGAACGCGTCGACGCTCTGCCACTGCGACAGGTCCAGATTTTTGTACTTGAACATCCCCCTCAGGTAGCGCAGGTGGGCCGTTTGGATTTTGGCCGGCAGCAAGCCGACCTGGTTGGGCGTAAGCAGGGGCGGCTGCTGGAATACCTGCACCGTGTAAAACGTCGAGCGTGGCACGTCGCCGTGCTTGGCGTACACGGCCAGCCCCTCGGCCTGGAGAATTTCCAGCGCGCCCGGCTTCCAGTGGCGGCACACCTGCCGCCCGTTGGGGTACGCCGACGTGGGCTTGGCCTGGGCCATCTCTGCGCCCGGATGACGGCCGCAGCAGTCAATGACATCGCCCTCCCGGAACGCCACATCAAACTTGTGGCAGGTGCGCCACACACCGCTCACCCGCTGTACGTGCGCGCCCACCCGTCGGGCCAGCTCCACCGCAGTCAGGTCGCGCGGCTCCGTCCAGATGGCCCGGCCATCACGGCTGAAGCTCCGCAAAAAATCCCACACATCAAATGCCACCGCGCCCAGATATGGCCGCCAAAACTGGCTCAAATAATGCGAATGCTTGGAATATCCCACCGCTGTGCCGTGGTCAAACTTTGCCAGCTCCATTGTGTCTGGCTCTACCAGTTGCGGCATATCGGCCCGCCGCAACGCCGCCGGCAACGGCTCCGGTTCCGGCGCAGGTTCCGGCGAGTACGCGGACACAATGTACCGCAACTCAACCGGTTTCCCGGCCAGCGTTTGCACCGTGTGGTCAATCGTGTCGGTGACGCGCCCGTTTGCCAGTACCATCCCCCTCGCCGTCTCGCTGGGCAGGGCAATGGTCAGATGTCCGTTTGGTGACTCATCCAGCACCGGATAGCTGCGCTCCAGATGCGCAAACAACGGAGGCGGCATCTTTGGCTGGATAAGTTTTTTTGTTGCGTCCCATACCGCCTGATAATCAGTCAAACCGGAAACCTCGGAATTTTTTATTTAATGAATAAGTCAGACAGGTGAAAAGCCTGCTGGTTTGTAGTGCTATGCGAAATTAAAACAAGTGTGGTTGTATCGCCCCGCGCCGCCGTTTGTGCTGTCGAGCCGGGCAAGTGGCAAAATGATTGCGTCCGTCAACATCGGTGGGTTGATGTTTGCCGCCCGCCGTTTCCACGAACACAATGTTGCGAAAACAGTGCCGACATTTGACCACCGGGTAACCCGTACCACCAAACACAAAATATTTGCGCTGGTTGATGATGTGCGCGCCATCCGGTAACTCAACCCCGCGCAGTTTCAATCGCTGTAAGTACGCCATTTTCCGCCCGCCGCGCCAGCCTGATGTGGCCGGCCATCTGTTGCCCGGTCTCTGTCAGTTGCAGAGTCCCGCGCCCATTGTCTCGACTGACCAGCCCGTCGGCCTCCATCTGCCGCAGGCGCTGGTACACCGGCGAGCGGGGCATCCCCATTTTCGCCGACAGTCTGTCCAGGCCATTCACCCCGGCCCCAATCAACGGCAGGGCCGTGGCAATAAATTTTCCGTAGTTGTATTTTGTCGTCATCGCAGATAATTTCCTTTTCTGGCCGCCACAATCGCGGCGTGGAGTTTGTGCGCCCGGCTCAACTGCTCGGACACCTGACCCAGCGCCGCCTGCGGCAGCTCCAGCCCCAACAATCTGTTCAGTCCGATTACCTGTTCATCGGCCAGAACCGCACTGTCTTCCAGCGCCCATTTTAATTTGTAGCTGTTGCTGTTCAACTGCTCGGTCTGATCGTGCTCGTTGACCAGGCTGCGCACAATCACACCCGCAGAACTGCCTACAATCACAAATACAATCGTCCACCAGTCGGCAGAGTAGGCGATGAGCAGGTCAACCCCCACCCCGATCACTACGGCCAACCAGGTGCGCTCCGTAGCCAGAAATTTACCACGCCGGGAGAATTGCATAAAAACAGCCAACAAAATCCCCCAAAATACACCGCCAGAAATCCGCAAAATCAGCAATAAATCTATAGAAATCTGTGACATTTCCATTTTTACCTGCTATCCTGTACGTATGACTTACGAACACGAGGCTCCTCACCGGTTGAAAGGAATTTTCGAGGAGTGCCAGCTCGTCGGTGGAGCCGATGAGGAGCCGCGTAGCCGTAAATGCGGCCCGGTTGGTTTGCGGGCCAACCGGGCCATTTCAAGGAGGGAAAAAAGTATGAGAGAACAGCAATTGCCATTTTGCCGTCCACCCTGTCACCCACGTCCCCAAGAAGTGGCCGACAGGAGGGTCTTCAAAATGTTTTTGTTCTCGCAAATTATTCCATTCGCGCCTCCTGGGGCTGGTCTATGATTGCAACACAGTTCGCAGCCACAGGCATCCCGGCCTGCAAAGGATCAAACTCGAAGGGGGAGAGTCTGTTACCTTTCATAGTGTCAGATCGGGATGTCTCTGCCAGCGACAACAGCACCGCGGCCAGTCGCCAGTACACCTGTTCCGGGCCGGGCAGGCTCAACGCCGCCTGCCGGTCGGCAATAGCTGCTGCTTTAGCCAGCATTGTCGGCCTCCAGAATTGCCAGCGCCAACCGCACGTGGCTGGCCCGCGCTGCCCGGTTAGCCAGCACAGCAAAGGCGGCATCGACAGCCGGTTCGTTAAGCCGGACGCCAAACGCCGCCTCTATTTTAGATACCGTCTCCGGGCTGGGCTGATACCGATTGGTTTCGTAAATGCTCAGGCTGTTGCGCTGCACATCCAGAAAATCAGCCAACGCCTGCTGGCTCATTCCCCGTAACGCCCGGATGGTTCGTATTTTGTCGCCCAATGTGACTGTCGTGGTCATCTGCTTCCTCAAGTCAAAATATTGCTTCCAACTGTCAAACAGTGTATCACATCTCTGTGCATTTTGTCAAGAGTCAATTTTGAATTGACCACTGGGAACTATTTTGGTAATAAAATGTTCCTAGAGGAAACTATGGATTTTGCCGAATGGCTTGAAAAAGAAATGCAGGCCCGGGGGATGATACCCTCCGACCTGGCGCGGGCCGCTGAAATCACAAGCGGAACCATCAGCCGGATATTGAACCGGGACCGCAAGCCTGGCCCGGAAGTGCTGGTGGGCATCGCCCGCGCCCTGCACTATGATCCCGCCGATGTGTTTCGGCTGGCCGGGTTGTTGCCGCCCAAAACTGGGCAGCCCGATGACCTGGCCGCCACGGAAATTATCCAGATATACCGCCAACTCAACCCCACCGAGCAGCGGCGGCTGGTGAACGTGGCCCGGTTGTACCTGCAAGAGCAGGAGCTATCGGCGCGGGGTGCGCCGGTAGTGGCAAAAAAAACAGGGGCTGCCCGGCCCCAACAGAATGAGCAGCCCCCATACGATACAATTAAAGAAACAGTCGCCGCCCTCAGTTACGACGAGCGTCTGCAATTGCTACAGTTGATTGCGGCCCAGGTGCAGCCCGTACCCGCGCCCGCAGGTACGCCTGGAGTAGCGCCGGATCCGCCAGCAACCGTTGCCACCGCGCCGGTAATTGCCGATAGCGCAGCATAATCAGCATCGCCGTCGCCTCCGGAGATGCGGCAATCTCTCTCTCTCT